ATGAAAACCTTTAATCAATACCTTAAATCATTAGAAGCCTGCCAGACCGCCATTGATTGGGCTGGCGATAAAACAATTGAACAGGTCGTAGCCGACTGCCATCGTGGCGACTGGCTGCTATGGCTCGCAAAAAAATGCGGTGTCGAATTACAACCGCTGACCCTTGCCAAGGCGCATTGTGCCAACACGGTGCGACATTTAATGACTGACGAGCGCAGTATTAAAGCCGTAGATGTTGCCATAGCTTTTGGCGAGGGTAGAGCTACGCGAGATGAATTAGATACCGCTGCCTATGCCAATGCCCGTGCCGCTGCCGCTGCCTATGCCTCTGCCGCTGCCTATGCCGCTGCCGCTGCCTATGCCGCTGCCTATGCCGCTACCGATGCCGCTGCCGCTACCGATGCCGCTACCTATGCCGATGCCTATGTCGCTGCCGCTGCCGCTGTCGCTGCCTATTACGATGCCGATGCCGCTGCCGCTATCGAAAATCGATTGCAAACAGCTGACATTTGCCGAAAGTACATTGGCGACCTTATCATCCAAAAAGTTAATTCAATTATAAACCCAACCAAACTATGAAAAACGAATTTATCCCTTATGAACAAGCCCTTGCACTCAAAAATCTTGGGTTCATGGAGCCTTGTTTTGGAACTGCATCAGATATAGATATTACATTAAGAAGTGATATAAAAATGCCCCTCTACCAACAGGCGTTTAGGTGGTTTAGGGAGAAGCACGGGTTAAGGCACTTTATTGAGTTTGATGATGGCCATTACAATGCCGTTGTTCAATCCTCTTTAGTGTACCATTGTGACACTTACGAAGAAGCAGAACTTGCTTGTTTGAATAGACTTATAATACTAATAACTAAATAACATGGAAATACTTATAGCAGCTCTACTTATTTGTTGCCCTCTTTGGATTATAACAACTCAGTTACACGAAATTATAAAATTTTTAAGAAAATGGTGGATATATCAAAAATAAAAATAGGAGACAAGGTTCATTACGTACCCTTCGATGGATGTGATGAATCTCTTATAGAAAATGGAATGGTAAAGGAAATGCCGGGCCACACCAACACCTCAATAAGGGTTGTTTATTCATGTGGTGGAAACTGGAATGATTATATGAACTACACTTCACAATTAACTCCTATCAACAAATTAGGTATGGGGTGGAAACATAATCCATTAAATCTATGAAAAATAAATTAAAAGACTTAATTGAAGCATTGCCAACTTTTGTGCTTTATACAACAATTGCATTGGGCGTGCTGCTTGTACAGGCGATGCTAATTTACCTCATTAAGCAGATTTTTATAGCGATATTAAACTAAACCCAACTATGACACACAGCATCATTAAAACAGACAGCTACCTATTGGTGGTAGATGATTCAGAGATTAAAGAAGGTAATTATTTCTTTTTCAAAGAAGGAATAGTCACAAAAGTGTATAAATCAGATAGTGTAGAACAAAAAGTAAGTATAGAAAATTTTGAGCATGATAGAGTTTTCAATTATAAAAAGTGTAAGAAAATTATAGCCCACTTACCACTCAACAACTCGCCTGCTCTTCAAGGCGTAGACTTGTTACCACCACTTGAAGATGAGGTTGAGAAGTTGGCTGAGGAATTTAAAAGTTCATATAAAAAAGTTGGAGTTACTGATTATGAGGTTTCATCATTTATTGTAGGCTACAACAAAGCCAAAGAGAAGTACAAGTACACAGAAGAGGATGTGATAAACGCATACAGAAATGGTGTACAATCAAGGTATTCAAGAACAGGTGAGGCTGTATTAGAGCATACGTTCATCCAATCACTCAACCTTCCCAAAATGCCGAATGCTTTTGAGTGTGAGATTAAATGCTTTGAAGAAGAATATCGTAAACCACTAAGACAAGTTAGTATAACCACCCCCAAAGGCCATACCCAATGGGTAGGCAAATACATTTACTAAACCAAACCAAACCAATGAAAAAATTATTTTTAATTTTATCAATGCTATTTGCTACGCTAACTAGCATAGCGCAAATAACTATACAATACGACGAGTTCAAGAATCAAACTACTTATCGAACTCCGCTTCATCACAAAGGGTTTGGCATAGCATATCCAGAGCCAATTGTCGGATACATAATAAAAGAGGACTCTAATCAAAGTGATGCCTACATTTCTGCCAGGGTGTTTTGTCATACACTTGCGAGTAATGCAAAGGGCATTTATATCATCTTTGAAGATGGTAGCAAATTAGACTTAAGCGAAGTAGAAGTAGACTTTGATTACAATTCATCATTTAGCATGTTTATAGCGAGTGCCTTTGTCGATATTGACAATGACACTTTGAAGCTGATTGCTCAGAAGAAAATAAAAGCAATACGATTATACATCTATGATCGATACCTCACGCCAAAAGAGGCATTAAGAGTAAACCAAAATTTCATTTTACTACTTAACCAAACTAACTAATAAAACTATTTATAAAATTTTAAGTAAACATTAAAGAGAGTAATAATACAATTTGCAAAGTAAAAAATTTACTATAAATTTTTAAATAATTTAATTACAAACAATTAATCAAATTATGAAAACAATATTCATTGGAGATATTCACGGCCGTTCAATTTGGAAAGACATTGTAGCAAAAGAAAACGCTGATAGAATAATCTTTGTTGGAGATTACTTTGATTCTTTTGATATACCCGGCATAGACCAAATACATAACTTTAAGGAGATATGTGAGTTTAAACGAAACTCCGACTGGGAGTGGAAGGAAGTGATACTATTAACAGGTAATCATGATATGCACTATATGCACATCGGTGAAACATACTCGGGATTTCAACCTGCTCTTCAATTTGATATCAGTCAGGTTTTATCAGAGAATATGGACCTGTTACAAATGGCATATTCATTTGATGATTTTCTTTGCACTCACGCCGGAGTAAGCCATTATTGGGTTGTAGAAACTTTCGGTCGTTGTAATGTAGATACTTTGGTTGATGAAATCAATGAGCTATTTAAACACAGGCTCCGTGCTTTTACTTTCAATGGATTTAATCCTTATGGGGATAATGTAACACAATCCCCTGTGTGGATAAGACCTACTTCATTGTTAATATCTAACAAACAAAAAGATAAAAATGCAATCAAAAAACGTTTTATTCAAATATTTGGACATACTCAAATTAAAGAAATAGATTTGAATAGTATGAATAAACACATGGGTGGTAGATATTATATGATAGATGCTCTTCCATCAAAGCAATATTTGATTTATGATGGTGAACTTAAAGTTGGTAATATGTCATAACTCCGTCATTTGGGGACATGAAAATTCGTTCGTATATTTATACCATAAATAAAAATAAAAGATATGACACAAACAATAGCACAACAACTTAACTGGAACTTTGAAAAAGATGGCGACTTGGTAATTGAAATTAAAGATGGGTGGGTTGCTTATAGAGAAAATGCCGCTGGCTACTGGGAACGCAGTGAGCGAGATGATGGAGGCAACCAAACCTATTGGGAGAATTCAAATGGCCTTTGGGAGCGATATGAATATGATTCTAATGATAATCGGATTAAAGAAACTACATCAAATGGGTTTTGGGCAAGGTATGAATACAATTCTGAACGGGATATAACTTTGTATGAAGATTCGATGGGGTATTGGAAACAAACTACATATTCAAATAATGGATGTCGAACAGAGGATTCCAATGGGATGTGGGAAAGAATGAAGTATGACTCCGAAGGATATGAAACTTACTATGAAAACTCAAAGGGTGAAATTATAGATAAGTTATCTTCTATCTAAAACTTAATACAAATAAACAATAAAAATTTAATTTTTAAATGAAAGCAACTAACAGAGAAGAACAAGCTATTTTAGAATGTTATCGAAGATTATTTAAAGCATCAACACCTTCAGGAGATTTTGATAAATTGCTTGCTCAAGCGGAAAAAAATGAAATTAATCAAAAAGTAATTCCTTTTATGGATTACGAAATTGAAGAAAACACTTTTGATAATATTATTCAAGATATATTTGAAGAATATAATATTAAAAAACAAAAACAAAGATTTTTTAAAACAGCAATTTTACTTGGATGTTCTCCAAAAATTAAAAACGAATTAACATTTGAATAGTAAAATAAATAACAAAGTTTTGTAGGTTTAAATCTTGTTTTAGATATAATAATTATGATTACAAAAGATGATATTCAAAATAATACATTAAAAGAAATTTTAAAATATGATAAATGTGGCGTAAATATATCAATGGGTGTAGGTAAAACAAGAATTGCTGTTAAACATTTAGATAATTTTAATTATTTAAAAGCATTAATTGTAATTCCAAAGTTATCTATTAAAAAAACTTGGATTGAAGAAATAGAAAAACTTAATCTTCAACATTTATATAATAATATTGAATTTACAACATATTTATCATTAACTAAAAAAGATTATAACAATTATCAATTATTATATTTAGACGAATGCCATAATTTATTAGAATCTCATGAATCTTTTTTAAAAAATTATAAAGGTAAAATATTAGGGTTAACAGGTACTGCTCCTGTTGATATATTTTCAATAAAATATAATCTTATTGAAAAATATTGTCCTATTATTTTTAATTTTTCAGTGGATGAAGCAACAGAAAATAACATTTTAAATGATTATAAAATTTATATTCATTATTTAGAATTAAATAAACAAAAAAACATTTTAAAAAAAACAAATTCAGGAAAACAATGGTATACATCTGAGTTTGAAGATTATTTATATTCTTGTAATAGATTAGAAAAAGCAGAAAGTTTTAAAGAAAAACAAATGGCTTCTATATTTAGAATGAAAAACATTATGAATTATGAATCAAAAGAAAAATTCACAATGGATATGATTTCTAATATTAAATCTAAATGTATTGTTTTTGCAAACACACAAGATCAAGCTGATAGATTATCTAATTATAGTTATCATAGTAATAATCAAAATTCAGAAAAAAACTTAGAACTTTTTTCAAATGATAAAATTAACATACTATCATGTGTAGCTCAATTAAATGAAGGTATTACAATACCTAATTTAAAAATGGGAATTATAATGCATGCTTATGGTAATGAACGTAAAACATCACAAAGAATAGGTAGATTATTACGATTAAATCCAGATGAAACAGCAATATGTCATATATTATGCTATAAAAATACTATAGATGAAGAATGGGTGAGAAAAGCTTTACAACAATTTGATTCTAATAAAATTACATATTATGGGCAATAATTTATGGTATCTTATTTATGAAAATTTTGGATATTTTGATTCTGTACGATATATTAATAAAAAAGAGTTTCCTGTTTATTTAAAATTTGGTTTTTTTGCTAAAATTGATTATTTTATATTAAAAAATATTCTTCCAGAAAATATTGCGATTAAAGAAATTATATTTCCAAATTCCGATTTTGATTCTTATATTTATCTTTTAAATAAAAAAAATGGGAAAAATGAAAGAGTTGTATATGGCCAGTCTTTTGGAAAAAAAATATCAAGAAAAAATAGAAAATGATTCTATTTTAAATTCAAATAAATCTTGTATAAATTGTAAAAAATTTACACTTAAAGAATTTAGTAATATTGATTTATATTGTACAAATTGTGGTTACGACTTTGTTTTTATAAAAAATTATTTACAATTTAAATGAAAAGTATTTATGTGAAGCTTGCTGTAAAAAATAGCAAGCTTCACTTTCCTCTTAAATCTTCTAAAACTAAAATAGAAAATTTTTTAAAATTTCTTCCAGATAACACTGATTTAGAAATGTTTATCAGTGCAAATATATCTAACGCCACTAATTCTCAAATTGCTAAAATTCATGTTATGATTAGAGAAATAGCTAATGAAACAGGACATACATTTAACGATATTAAATATTACATAAAAAAATCTTCTGGATTATATTTTATAAATGATGATTTTGAATATTGTAAATCTTTTAGTGATTGTAGTAAAAATGAATTAAATTTAGTAATACAGTCATGTATTGAAATAGGAGATTTTTTAAATATTCAGTTAAGATAAATCAGTTTTAATTTTATTAACATATTCATCAATTACTTTTTCATCTTGATTAATATACGCCGCAAATAATTTTTCAGCATCATCAGAATTTATTGTTTTATTACTTTTAATTAAAAGATTTTGTTCTAGAGCTTTAAATTTTAACGTATTTTGAATAATAAGAAGAGTTAAAATTGAAGATTCAATATCTGTTAAATTAGCTTTATCAATTTCTATTTCTTCAGATAATATACTATTAATTTTTTTAAAAGATTCTTTTACTTTTATTGGATCATTTATAGAATGCAATACTAATAATAATATAGTTTGTTCTAAACCATGTATTAAACTAGGATTTAACTCAATATTAATTATACTTTTAGTATAATCATATGTATCACCTACAGGAATTTTTTCATTTGCCATAATAAATTTTTTACAAATATATCTATAAAATAATTATAATCAAAAAATTTGTAAAAAATGACAGTACTTCAATTTTTTCATAAATGTATTGAAAATAAAATAAGTCCTAATGCTTGTTATTTTTTATTTTCAATAGAAAAAGATATATCTCCAGTTCTTGTTACATCAAATGTTTGTGTAGAAGAATTAATAAACGCTGAATTTTTAACATTTGAATATAAAGATCAATCTAAAATATTTACAATAACTAAATTAGGAATAAGTTTTTTAGAAAGCATGACAAATGAATTTAAAAAAATTAAACCTACACAAAATAAACAAAAATTATTAGGAATAAATTATAAAAAAAAGATTGAAGAGTATATAAATTTATTTCCAAAACAAAGAATAGGTAATAGATATTTAAGATGTAGTATTGAAAATTTAACAACATCATTTATTACTTTTTTTGGAAATTATAATTATACTTGGGAAGAAATATTAAAAGCCACTGAAAAATACTTAAAAGAACAATCTTCTTCTAATTATCAATATGCAAAAAATTCACAATATTTTATATATAAAGCTGATGCATATAAATCAAAAACATCTTTACTTGCAGATTATTGTTCTAGATTAAATGATGAAGAAGTAGAAATTCCAATATTAAAAGATAGAATTGTATGAAATTATGGAAAGATGAAAATCAAGCTTATGATGAAGCTATAAATTATATAAAAAATAGACATACTGGAATAGAAACTTCTATAAAAACACCTTGGCCTAAATTTAATAATGCTTTATTAGATGGTTTTGAATGGAATACATTAACTGTAATTGCTGCACGTCCAGCTACAGGTAAAACTATGTTTAAAGATCAAATTATAACTGAAGCTTTTTTATTAAATCCTAATGAAAATTTTAGAGTTTTAGAATTACAATTTGAAATGGCAGCAAAAGCATCTGCTGTAAGACATTTTGTTTCTAAAACTAAAAAATCTTATAAAGAAATATTAAGTGCTGAAGGTAATAAATTAAACGACAATGATTTTATAAAATTTGAAAATATTAAAAATGAAAGAATTAAACATAATATAGATTATATTGACACTCCATTAACTATTCAACAAATTAAAGATCAAATAGATTTATATTTTGAAACATATAAAACTAAAACAATAATAACTTTAGATCATACTTTATTAGTAAAGAAAAAAGCTAATCAAAATACTTTAGATAAACTTTATGAATTAGGTGAATTTTTTACAGAATATAAAAAAAAATATCCTTGTTTATTTATTGCATTATCTCAATTAAATAGAAATTCAGAAGATCCAAAACGTGCTGAAAATTATAGTTATGGAAATTATATTACTGGTGATGATATTGCAGGTGCTGATGCTATGATGCAACATGCTGATAATTTAATAGGTATTAATCGTCCAGCAATGAAAAAAATAACTAGATATGGACCAGAAGGATTTATAATTGATGATGACGCTATTTTAGCTTTTCATTTTTTAAAAATGAGAAATGGTGATCCAAGAATTAGTTTTTTTAAAGGTGTATTTAACGAAATGAAAATAATAGAAATTGCAACTCCAATTAGTGAAAAACGATTTTCAACTAGAACATAATGCCATATCCAGGAAAAATAATTATAGAAGAGTTTAAAGAATACCATAAAAGTTATTTTAATTACATTAATAAAAATAATTTTAAATTAAGTTTAAAAACTTTATACAACGATCATTTTTCTTTATTTGAAAATGAATTAGATCGTGATAATATTTTATATATTGAATTTGTAGATAAAGATAATAATCCTTTAGACAAATATCGAGGACTATATAAATTTACATTAATTAAAAATTTAAATTCTTATTCTAAAAAAACATCCATAAACAATAATATTTTTTATTTAATACCTAAAGATGAAATTGAATTTATTAAAGATGATAATTCTATAATTGAAATAAATAAACCTACAAATTATTTAGATAATATCGCAAAAGATTTAATTGAAGAAGCTAATAAAATTAAAAAACAACATGATGAAATAATGTATAATTTTATAAAAAAATTAGAAAAATTAAAAGATTTAACATAATGGCACAAAGCATTTTAATAATTGCTGAATCAGGTTCTGGCAAATCAACATCTATAAGAACTTTAAATCCAAAAGAAACATTTATAATTAATATTGCTAGTAAACCTTTACCATTTAAAAATTGGCAAAACAATTATAAATTATATGATAAAACAACAAATCCTAATGGTAATTTATTAAATATTTCAAATCCTACTAATATATATGCTGCAATGAAACATGTGTCTGAAAAAATGCCGCATATTAAAAATTTAATTATTGATGATTGGCAATATATGAGTAGTTTTGAATATTTTGATAGAGCTTCAGAAAAAGGTTATGATAAATTTACTCAAATTGCAGCTAATTTAGCACAAGTTGCTAAACTACCTAAAGATTTAAGAGATGATTTATTTATATTTTTTTTAACTCATTCTGAAGATACTATAGATGTAAATGGTAAACGCAAAATTAAAGCCAAAACAGTTGGTAAAATGATTGATAATTCACTTACTTTAGAAGGTTTATTTTCAATTGTTTTGTTTGCAAAAGTTATAAAAAACGAAAAAAATAAATTAGAATATGTATTTGTAACTCAAACGGATGGAGAAAATACATGTAAAACACCTATGGAAATGTTTGATAATGAATATATTCCAAATGATTTAGAATTAGTCCGTCAAACAATCTTAAAATACAATTAATTATGTTTAATACATCAAATATCAATTTAAATAAAATTTCGCCTATTATTGAACCAGGCAATCATGTTGTAAAAATTAATAGCTTAGAATATACTATTCCAAGTTATGATGAAAATGCTATTATTATTACTTTAAATGTTGAAACAAAACCTGTAGAAGGTGATTTTATTGGTTTATTAACTGATGTTTCTAATCCTAACAGTCCTCGTTATAAAGGTAGAGTAGGTAGAGTAAAACTTAATGCTTATCCATTTGTTAACAAAGAATTTGCTAGTGGACAAAAAATATTAAGAGATGAGCAAATTCAAAAATACATGGTTGTATTAGCAGAAGCAACTGGAAATCGTGGTAAATTAGATGAAATTGAAGCAGATACAGCTATTGAATTTTTAAATAAATGTAAAGTTATATTTCAAAATTCAAATTATTTTAACGCTTGTATTGGCGGTAAAGAATATAGAAATCAACAAAACTATATTAATATTGATTTGCATTTTCCAAAATTAAGTACTAAAAGTTTTTTTATAACAAGTTTAGATAAAGACTGTCTTGTTTATGATCCTAATTTACATCTTAAAAAACTTGAAACTAATTTAAGTTCACAAAATACAGATTTTGAAATGTAATTTTAAATAGAGGGAGACATAGTGCTCCCTCTTTTTTTTATGTTTTGTACAAAAAATATAGTTTTTGATATTGATTTAATACCCAGTAATTGGGTATTTGAATATTATTTAAATTTAGAAGAAAAATTAATTGGACAAAGAATTAGAATAAAATCTCTTTGGAATTTTTCTGAAAAAACACCAAGTATGTTTTTATTTGTAAATAAAGAAAAATCTGAATATTATTTTAAAGATTTTTCTACAGGTGAATATGGAAATAAAATAAATCTTGTTCAAAAATTATTTAATTTAACTTATTCTGATGCTATTTTTAAAATTTTAAATGATTTTAAAAATCAAAATATTAAAATTAATAAAACAGTTTTAGAAAAAGAAAATAACACATTTAATATTGAAGATATAACATTTAGAAATTGGAATGCTAATGATTTAAAATATTGGAAACAATTTAATATTGATCAAACTTTACTTGATTACTATCAAGTAAAACCAATTCATATTTTAACTTTTTCAAAAAATTATATTATTAGAATATCTAATGATTATATGTACGCTTATTGTGATGATGATGTTGTTTATAAAATTTATCAACCTTTAAATAAAGATTATAAATTTTTAAAAATTAATAATCAAATACAAGGACTTAATCAATTGAAATATAATTCAGAAAATTTAATAATCTGTTCTTCATTAAAAGATGCTATGTGTTTAAAATCATTTAATTATGATTTAGAAGTTATTGCTCCAGAAAGCGAAAGTACAATAATAAAACCTTATATAATAGAAAATTTAAAATTAAAATATAAAAATATAATTACTTTATTTGATAATGATAAAGCCGGAGAAATATTTAAAAATAAATACGAAAAAGAATATAATATAAAAGGTGTAATTTTAAAATTAGAAAAAGATATTTCAGATTCTGTAAAAATTCATGGAACAGAATATGTTAATGTTTTTCTTAAACAAATAATTAGTGAAATTTTTTATACCAGGTAATGTCCCTAGTTCTAAAAATGGACGCAGATGGACAGGTAAATATTTTATTGCTAGTAAAACTGTAATTAATTACAGAAAAAATACAAAAGCTTATTATATTCAATATGCTAAAGCATTTACAAAAGAATTAAGTAAATATGATTTACCTGTTGAAATACATTTAACTTTTATAAGAAATAGTAAGCACAAATTTGATTATATAAATCCAGCACAAACTGTTCAAGATGATATGGTTACATATCATTGGATTACAGATGAT